AGGTACTACATGAGAAGGAATTAAAGCAATATTTCCTCGAATGGGTAAACAATTACAAAATCTTGTCTTTCCATTACTGAGTTTAATATGAATCATCATAATTCTCCTACTAACCATACCAGCTAATTGGTCTGGCGTAGAACAACGAGCATAACCCATAATTCTAGGATTAAATGTAAATCGCTTATAACGCGAATGTTCATCCCAAAATTCAGTGGCTATCTTTTCTTTCTTCATCTCAGTAGTATCTACACTAGGTCGCATGTATTCTGCTGCCTCTGATGTAAGTATGTCATAAACTAATTTAATAACAGTGCCGATCATTGACATAACAGAAATACCGCCAATCAAAGAAATAAACCTTGCTCTGTCGAACATTGTCATTTCCTTCAAATAATCACTAGGCTTTTTCATAAATCGTATCTTATATTTAATAACATAACATAAAATCTTATAAAATAGCCATTGTTGACATGGTATTGTCAATAAAAGTACAACATAAACACTTGGATGTGGTGGTAAACACATAAAACAAAATGTGTAAATAACCATCAATCCTAAGTACAAATCACTGAAATATCTCTTCATAATCCAGTTCTTGCAAATCTTAGTACTTAACATGACAAATACCAACTCACTCAATTTTCTTAAAATTAATGTCTCTAAATCATAATATTTCTGAAATACGCTTTCAAGAATACCAAATTCAGAGTCAAGAATATCATCTTCTTTGCTAATATCAAGTGGAAAACCTTCGTCATCCAACTCAATTTCAACATTATTACGTTGGGTCTCAACAAAACTACGCTGTTCTGCAAAATGTTTGGCTGTGTTTTCCTTCAAAAATTCAAGAAATTCACGTAAACCAACATTGCACATATCTTTACCCTTAAATTTAATGGGTACATAAGTCACGCGCTGTGCTTTGTTGTTTCCTTGGCGAATGTTACCAGGATGCAAAATAGGCCTTTCAAGCGTAAATTGCGCAAAATCTGGATATGCCTTACCTGCAAAATCTCTTTCGACTTTAGCAGAATCAAGCATTACAGAATCTGGTAACTGATATTCTTTCTTCACTGTTTGTGTCACAGTAATATCAAAACGACGGGCAACCGAAAGTGGTTCATTAGAATAATGTGTAGCATTCAAATCTTTTACATTTGTAGTAGCTAACACAACTCTTGGTTCAATCATAATATTTCCTTTCAATTCTGCATTTGGATTTAAAGCAGCTTGTGGAGAATTATTGATAAACTGAATAACCTTCAAAAGTGG